GAAGTATCGTCTGAAGCCTGAGTGGAAAACGGTCGATGGTAATGACCCGCTTCTCACTTATACTGCAAACGCTACAGTTGAGTATTCTGTGAAGTATACTCTCCACTATGAAACCGATGCTCCGCACATACAATCGCTTGCCTCGTTGGGTATACTCAACCCGGCGGTGATTGCATGGGAACTAATGCCATTTTCCTTCGTCGCCGACTGGTTTTTACCGGTCGGCAACTGGTTGAACACTTGGGACGCCACTCTTGGACTTAGCTTCGTCAAAGGGTGTCGTACCGAATTCTACCGGGCAGAAGGAACGTGTCATAAATTCCGAAACGGAACGTACAACAATCGCTTTATCTATTGGAATCAGATTCTTAAACGATCTGCAGTCACGTGTGACAGGACGATACTTGTATCGTTTCCTTTCCCTTCGTGGCCGCAGTTCAAGAATCCGCTTTCAATTCAGCATTTTGCGAATGCTTTTGCGTTAATCACTCAACTTACTAAAAGTAAATATCATGACAGCAATAGCTGCTATTACGCTGCTTGACGGTCAAGCGACCCCAGTCAGCAAAACTTTCTCCCCTGTCAACATCGATCAGGCAGGTGTGGCCCGTTGGGCGGACCGATCAGGCGGAATTGCCCTCGGTTTTCCCATCGTCAGCTTTAGCAACAAGATCCCTACCAAGGGCTCTAGGAACTATCGGCTGACTGCGAAAGTTGTGATCCCTGTTTTGGAACAGACGTCCGCCTCGACCGCTACCGGCATTCAGCCGGCACCGACGAAGGCGTACGATCTGATCTTTAACAGTGAGTTTGTGTTGCCAGAACGTTCGACTCTTGCCCAGCGGAATGACTTGCTGGCGTTTGCGAAGAACTTTATGGCGAACAGCGCGGTTATTCAATCCGCTGTGCAGAACTTCGAGTCGGTTTACTAACCCGAAGTCCACACACTCACTTTGAGAGGATCACCTATGTCATCCAAACGGAGACGTAGTCCCGAACTGCTTGAAGCAGCTCGGAAGTTTCGCGAAGCTCCATCTACCACTGATGTTGCAATTCGTCATTTCTTATCAGCCCTTGACACTCCTCGCAGTTTAACGGTTTGGCTCTTGTTTCGCAACAAGGAACATGATCAGCTAACTGCTTTGGATTGTCACCCTGCGCATTATAATGATGCTCAGAGTTTTCGGGACGCTTACACTGCAACAAACTTTTTGGCTAAAGCTAGCTTTTTGAAGACTAGTTTTAATCGTGAAGCTGTTGCTTTGGAGAAATTCGAAGAATATGAATCTCTCTGTAAGCGAACGAATAGTCGATTCCGGAATCCGCATTTAGATCCGCTTCACAACGGGTCTAACGTTTGGCTGCTTCATGCAACCAAGCGGAAAATTATGCAGATTCTAGGCGACTTTTCTGCTGATGAGTTTGTTGACGGAGCAAATTGGGGACCGGGCGTATCAACCTTGATAAAAGGTGAACACGTCTCGGCCATCAATAAGTTCCACGATGAACGTGGAATAACTCGCGACTTGTACTCCCTCGTAGAACCGTGGTTACCCGCGGCCTACCCCCTATGGTTCAACCATCTATCCCGTTGTTACGGAGAGTCGTGGATGAACTTTCAGGTTGGGAACGATATCGTCACTGTACCGAAAAATTCGAAGACGGATCGTGTTATAGCAATCGAGCCAGGATGGAATCTCTGGTTTCAGAAAGCTATTGGCACGATGATTCGTCGACGTCTTCTTCGGGTGGGGATTGACTTGAACAATCAGTCGATTAATCAGCGACTGGCGCTCTTGGGGTCGAAATACTTCAAGCTTGCCACTGTTGATTTCTCGTCTGCTAGTGATTCCATAGCACTGGAACTCGTGCGGGAAGTGTTACCCCCGCGTTGGTTTCAGATAATGGACATATGCAGATCCCATTACGGTAAGTCGAGTAACGGGCCTCGTCGGTGGGAAAAATTCTCCTCTATGGGGAATGGATTCACCTTCGAGCTCGAATCGCTTATATTCTACGCCGCAGCAGAAGCTGTGGCGGAGTATTCTGGTGCCTTAACGGCATCAGAACCTATAAGCGTTTATGGGGATGATGTTATTATCCCCTCCTCGACGTTCGAACTCTTTTCATCGTTTAGTGAGTTCCTTGGATTCAGGGTTAATCCCAAGAAGAGTTTCTCTTCAGGGAGTTTCCGCGAATCCTGTGGTTCTCATTATTTCGGTGGTATTGATTGTAAACCCGTTTATCTGAAAGAGAAACTCCGTCATGTCGAAAGCTTTTTTAAGCTGGCTAACAGTGTCAGGTTGCTTGCTCATCGCCGTAATTCTCATTACGGTTGTGACCATAGCTTCCTGGAATGTTGGCATCATCTATACTACCGGGTTCCAGAGCCTCTTCGGCTCTGGTCTCCGCTAGGAGCAGGTGATGTCGGCTTCGTCGGGAACTTTGACGAAGCCACGCCTACGAGAGCGCGATACGGTATCGAAGGATACACGTACTCCGCTCTCTCACAGCTTGGCATTAGCCAAGAGACGGACAGCGAGGCTGTTTTACTAGCCAGACTGTGGGTACCATCAGTACAAGAGTATGGTAATAACTATACTCTAAGAGGCCGTTCGCGTCGGAGGTTAACCACCTCCATCGTGCAACAGTGGTACAACCTCGGTCCTTGGATGTAGCTCAGCTACATTTGACGTAACAGGCCCCTCCTGGGGCACTGCTATGAATAGGCTTAAATCACCTATTAGACCGTTATAAAACGTTTGTTGGCGTCGTTATAAAAACCAACTGGTG